AATTATGGGGGAGTATTATGATTGGTATGATAAAAATCCCGAGGAATCAAAATCACTTACTGTTCAATTTTCAAAACTTACAAAAGTAAGACAAGTTATTGCGAATGAAAAAATAACTCAAACAATTGAGATTGCAGAAAATATTTTAGAACAAGACAAGAAAGTTATAATATTTTGTAATTTTACTGATTCATTAAACAGAATTGTTGAACATTTTGGTAAATCTGCAGTTAAAATTGATGGCTCTTGTTCCAAAGAACAAAGACAGTATTCTGTTGATGAATTCCAAACCAATCCAAAAATAAAAGTTTTTGTTGGGAATTTAAAGTCGGCATCTGTGGGTATTACATTAACAGCGGCAGAAGCGGTTATTATGAATGATTTATCTTTTTTACCTTCCGACCACGCGCAGGCGGAGGACAGGGCATATAGGTATGGACAAAAAAGTAACGTATTAGTTTATTATCCCATTTTTGAGAACACAGTAGAAGGTGTGATATATGATATTATAAACGCAAAGAAACAAGTTATTGCTACTGTAATGGGTGATAACCAAAACTCCGCAGATACTGCAGAAGAAATATTACAAAAAATTAATGATTTAAGAAATTAATTCTTTTTGTAAATATTTATTAGTATGTCAGTAATCCAAGAACCAGATAGGTCAAAAATTTATACAAGATTGAAACACTCTTTAGGTGCGCCAATCAGAAGTATTGAACTAACAGATGAAATGTTAGATTCCTTGATGGAATTATCCATTCAAGATTATGAACAGTATATTCAGAATTGGTTAATTGATACCAACTGGGTTAATTTAGTTAATCTAGATATGAGTCAAAAATCTGTTGCGAGAGCACTCTCAACAAGAACTCACGACTTTGAAAAACAATTTCAATATTCATATTCAAAAATAGTTGGTCTTCAGGCTGTTGGTCCTTGGGAACTTAAGTTAGATTATTTTGACTTGGTTAAAAACCAACAAACATATGAAATTCCTGCAGGTAGAGAAGTGAACGAACTTCTTTGGTACTCAAACAACTCATCGTCTTTATTTGGTCCTTTCGGTATGATGGGGTATGGATATGATGGTGTTGGTCTTGGTGCCAACCAATCAGGATTCGCACAGTTTGGTGGACAGGGTTCATTCTTTATGATGTCGGGTTTTGATTATTTGGTTAGAGCTCAAGAAGCAAATATTCTTAATAGAATTCTTGGTGGTAGTTTAACCTATAGAATCACCGCACTACCTGATGGAAAAAAACTTATCCATCTTATGAATACACCTGGTGGTAGATTTAATTGGAATTCTTATAGTTCATATGTTGGAACAAAAGTTTGGTATTGGTATTATGAGGTTGAGGGTCCTGATAGAAATAAGTGTCTTAAGATGAATCCTGATATTATAAGACTACCATCAGATGTTCCGTTGGATGAAATGAGTTGGGAAGATTTAAATGAACCTGCAAAACAGTGGGTTAGAAGATGGTTCTTCGCATATGCTAAAGAAACTTTAGGTAGAGTTAGAGGTAAATATAGTGGTAACTTAAAGACACCTGATTCTGAATTAACGATGGATTATCAGAGTTTGGCAACAGAAGGTAAAGACGAAAAATCAAAATTAATTGAAGAATTAACAGGTGCAGAAGGACTCCTTACAAGATTAAGACCTGAAAAACAAATGGAAAAAGAGGCATTGATTGCTGAGAATCTTAATAAGCAATTGAAATTTAACGCTTTCCAAAGACAGATTTATGTAATATAATTTAATATGGCAATTATAAAATCACTACCAATACAGAAAAGAATTAATGGTTATATTGTAAATGTTTCTGAAACATCAATTATTTCTGAATTTGATTACTCAACAACAGGAGAAGAATGTATTATTGTTAAGGGAGTTCCACAATCAAAAATTATTTTGGATTCTAAAACCACAGAACATACTGTTATTAAATGTTTAACTCACGTAACAATCAAACCCAATATCGGCAAAATTGACGAAGAATACGACGAGATTGTTGCCGATAAAGGTGCTTGTATTGAGTTTAGATTCTGTGAAGGAAACTGGTATGTGCTTTCGTCCGATGGATTGAAAATTTCCTAAAGTAATTTAGAACCTTTAGACATATTATCTTTAGACCATAAAGGTTGTAGATTTGTGTAATGACATAATTTATAAATTTCTTCTTCATTTTTTGCGGATGATATTGGAATTATATGGTCTATATGCCAACCATAAAAACCTTTATTATCCCAAGTCATCCCATCAGTAAATTTACTTTCTAAATATTCTTTTAAGAATTTAATATCACAACCTAAATAATCTATTGACCTATTGTTTTTAACATATCCATAATCTCTAAAAATATCTTTTAATCTATTTCTATAATTCGTTTTTAATTTAAATAAAATATCTTGATTGTATCTATTTTTATAATATTCCGATTGATAGTTTCTAACTCTATTTTTATTTTTATTATTCCACTTTTTTGAATATTCATAAGATATTCCCGGATTATTCTCAATGAATTTTTTTTGTATATATTTGTATTTTTCTTTATTATTTAATCTCCAATTTGTTGAATTTTTATTTTGACAAACTTTACAATTACTTCTTAATTTATCTTTAGAATATAAGTTTTTATAAAACTCACAAACTTCCTTTTCTTCTTTACATTTATTACAAATTTTTGTTTCCATAATAATCTCTAATTAATTTTTCTATTATACGGGAAGGCATTATTTTTTCTTCTTTTATTTTAAAGTATAATTCCCTATTAAGGCTGATACTAACTTTAATTTTTTTTTCTTCCTTCTTTTTTTTAGGTCTTCCCATAATAATAAATATCTTGATTTTTAATAAAAGTAGTATTTTTTTTAAAATTTTTCTTCCCACCCCTCTTCAGCCAATTCATAAATGTAATTTGGGTCAATATTCTTTTTTTCCCAAAAAATAGTTTCCTCTACTGACATATCTAATAAATCCTCTTGTAGTCTATCTTGGTCACGTTCTTCAAAAGGAACACCACTTATAAGTTCACATTGTTCTGTTGTAAATATTCCCCTGTCTTTTGGTTCATCAACAAGTAAATTATCTCTTATCTCTTGTTTGAATACGACTAACAAAGGCTCAATCCTTTTATTAAATGTGGTGATTGCTCTTGGAACGTTATATTCACCTGTCATATTTGGGTTTGACTCAATTTCACTTTGTTCTAACATATAACAATTAATTTGTATATATCCTTCAGGTATAGGTTTTCCGTGAGTAAACATATACTCTTCTTGCATTTTTTTTGTTGGTTTTGTAATTTTTTGTATATCTCCTTGAGATGACTTTGTTCCATTATTAACGTAGTATATTACATCTCCAAGATTAATGTTCATATTTTGTCGTATTGCAAGTTCAATATGAGCCATTGCCGACATTGAACCTCCGGACTTAGTTTTCTGTGTTGAACGTTTTTTATAATCTTCCACAGTAAGTTTAACCTTTGCTCTTTGAGCAATTTTCATAAGAGGAATTTGTTTATCATAAATTTTTTGTAAGTATTCATAATAATATTCAACAAACTCTTTTCCTTTACCTTCAAGAAGGAGTTTCACTGCAACATCCAAAAAGTCCTCAATATAAAGTGGAAGTTTTTTACTTTTAATTGAATTGCCTGTGAGTTTAACTTTGCCGTTGTGTTCCAATGTTGCATAATTTTTTCTTGCCAAATTTATACAACTTGCCCAAGTTCCATCACAATCTAAACCCATTTCATTTTTCATAAAAATGTCGTTAAATTCTGCGACATCTGCATCATAACCACTATACTCTTTACCCTTTTCCACTAACCAGTTATTACCTTTACCAATATAAATTCTATTATCAACACCATCTATTGGTAAACTAAAATTACAACCATCAGTGTCCAATACCATAGGGGTGTACCCTTTCTTCATAAAGAATTTTACCATTTGACGGAGATATTGTCTTCCTGTACACGTAATTTGTTCACCACAATCAACATCACCCCAATTAAAAACGTGAGGAGCGCTTAGACTACCGAAAAATCCGTTTATAAAAATTTTAATAGGTAATTGTAAAGTATCATATTTTTGTGATAATTTCTTATCTGTATTTTTATATTTACCCGATAAATTTTTATATTTTATACGTGTTTCTCTAAAATAAGACAACATCCCCTTCATTACCCCCATAATATCACACTCAGGAAAAATATCGTGAGATAATTGAATTGATGGATAAAGGGACGAAAAGTCCAATTTTAAAATATCTTTTGAATATCCAACCTTTAGTAATCTTGATAATCCACCAACAAACTCTCTTTTTTGTTGTTTTGAAGGTATTGATAATTTGTGTTTATAACTCCACGCCAACATCAACATACGCCAAATTGATGCAGTTCCCATAGTTGAGACTCGTTCATACGTTGTTGGAATCATAGACGCAAGTAGGAAAGATGATTGATTGTACTCTTGGTCTACCTTTAATGTTTCGTCCAAATCATCATCAAGATACATCTCAACAATCTTATCACCTGTTATTTTTTTATATACACCAGGGAATTTAACATCTAAATCTTGATACTCGGAAGCTTTTTTGTAGTTACCGTTTTGCACGTTTAACCAATATTCTTCCTTTTGGGTGTACATCTTCCCAATATCTGTGTGTTCGATGTAAACTCGGTCTGCAGCTTCTGCCTTAATAAATTTGGTAATGTATTTAAGACCTGCGGATTTAATACTTGAATTGATTGCCTGTGCTCTACGAACAGCATGAATGATATCAATAACGTTATAACCCCAAATTGACGTTTGAGTATACTCCTCAACCTCATTTGCAAGTTTTAACATACTTTCTTTTCTTGTGAAAGAATTTCCAGGATTAAGAGACTTACAAATCTTTTTGGCGTCAAGTCCCAAGATTTTACATCTTTCAAATATCCAATGCCAGTCAAAGTTCGCGGAGTTGTAACCACCAATTATACTTGGTTTTAATTCATCTATAACTTTAAAAAATTCTATAATAGCACCTCTTTCTTGTGACTCATCAATACACTCAATAACTCTGTGGTAACCTTTATTGGTTTTAATTCCAATCATAAAGATTCTACCATCTTTGGGTTCAAGTGACGTTGTCTCCAAGTCAAATACAAGTCGTGTAACTTCATCATAGTTTTCAAAACCTTTGAATAATCTTTTTTCTTTTTGTACGAGGTACTGCTCAATCGGGGGGAG